TATTGATCACATATTATATGTTTCCGGAAAGTGAAAAAAAAATTGATCACTGATCAAGATCTTTGATCCATGATCCATGATCCATGATCCATGATGAAAAAAATATTTTCGATCCAAAACTTTAATGATCACTTATATATGTTTCCGGAAAGTGAAAAAAAAATTTGATCACTGATCAAGATCTTCGATCCATGATCTATGAAAAAAATATTTTCGATCCAGAATATGTTTACGAGTGTGAAAAAAAAATTCGGTCGTTGATCAAGATTTTTGTTAGAGTGTATTACATGTGGTTACAAATTTCTTTGAGAAATGCATCTGCGCGCGGTCAATCTTTTTCACGGCTTTATCAAATTGTTTCAACATCTCCTTCTTCGCGGGCAAGGTGTTAGAAGCTTGAATGAACTTTAGATACCGGATGTACTCGTCCATTCTCAGGCGAAATTCTTCGATATATTCGAAGTCTGGCTTTACCGGCATTCTCATGCGAAATTCGTCGAAATATCCGAAGTCTCGCGTTCGCTTTACCGGTTTCTCAATGTTACCGATGTTGTAGAACACTTCTGTGATATACAGACAGTTCTTGCCGAAGGGTTGGACGTATTCATGTAACGCCGCCATGAACTCTTGCTCTTCTTTTGAACCTTTTCTATACGAACTTAGTAGAAAGTCATCGAGAACACCCTTGATATCAAAGAACGTATCACCAAGAGCCAACAAACTTTTCGCACGCGGATCAGATTTACAGTAGTTTTCCTGTATGATCAAAAAGCAATAAAAACACCATGAATCTAGGTTACACGTTTCGCGTCCAAGCTTAAACCAAAACGCGTGGTCGTTCTTGGACGGGAGAAGCTTCTCGTCTATTTCGGATTTTGGTATCATTTGTTTAATCAACGAATGATTCCTCTATTTGGAAAAAAAGTGAACAGAAAAAAATATTTCGGTGACTAACGTGGGACCGATGTTTGGGAAAATTTATATAACATGATATTCCGATGGAATCACAAATGTTTTTTGTGTAACCACCCGATCGATCTGGAACCCATCCCGGAAACGCACTACGAGTGGCTGGCGTACTACCAATACCGGTTCGTGTACAACCCGGTGTCCCTCTTCATGAACCGGATGTACTACAAAACCATAGGTGAAAAGATGCGTCGAGTGTGTTCTTCGTGTTTCTCGACGTACAAGCCGGTGCCTTTCCGGGTCCTTCGTGACAGGGAGATTGGATTGTGTCGGGTGCGCACTACGAGAAAGCAACCTCTCAGTCTGAGTATGGATGAGCTCATGGAGTGGCTCGGGGGAATGGAAGAATTCTTCTATTCGAGCAGAAACCACTCGTAGACCGGGTCGTAGATGTCCAGCCCGAGGGTGCGTATGATGATCAGCGCGGACTCCCAAAACTCGTCCATGTGTGAAAGTCGTTCTTCTAGGTACTCGAGGATGTAAAAATTTTTAGATACGATAGCCCCCGCCAACGTGTGATACCAAAGTTTTACCGGGTAGTTGCACCGTTCCCACAGGAATCTCACGATCTTGTGTCCCCGCACGTGGTTCAGACACGTCGCCGCGTGATACATGATGTCCCCCTTCGTGTCCACCGCGATGACGATCTCGACATACTTTTTCCTCTTCTCGAGTTCGTGGAAGTTCCCCTCCCTCGCCCACTCACACAGATCTCGGAGCATTTTTTTCTCGGTCGACAGTAAAAGATATGTCGAAGCAGATCGTTGGCGTTGGTCTTTTATTTATGTGCGTCTGCGCGATGAGTTCGTCCTCGTCGGCTGCGTTTTTCGCGATGAACCAAGGAGGCGGTGGTGGTGAGACGCCTTTAGCCGAGAGCAAGACTGCGGTCGATGGCGAGACGTCCGGTCCGACGCTACCCGTCGGTCGATACGTGCGTATCACTCAAACCGTGGCGTACGATGCGAATGCGACGGGTAATGTGGATGACAAAAATAAAATCATCAACGTAGCCGAGTTGGAGGTGTTCGACGAAAACGACAAACTCATCTCTTCCAACACTCCGGTGACCGGGAGCTCGGAGTACTCGGCGACGCACGGATTCAAAAACTTGACCGATGGGGACATGACAAACTTCGCGCACACGAAGGGGAGAACGGAGGGAGAAATCGATTACATGCAATTAGATCTAGGTGCGGATAAGAAGGTGAAAAAGGTGGTCGTCACGAACCGAACGAGTTGCTGCAAGAGCAGAATCAAGGGTGTGAAAATCATGGTCATCGCGAGCGATCAGTCCACCAAGGGTGAGACCCCGGTGATCACCGGTGAGAACGACAAGTACACTTACGATTTCACGACTAATTCTGGGTGGGCGTAAAGTTTTTCCAATCCATCAGACTGATGTCACTCTCTTCGCACCACGGGTAAATCTCATCGTCGAACCCGATGAAATTTACCGCGTCGATCCCGACGTCCCTACACTCGTCGCACGTCTGATAACTGTCGTCGATGATGAGCCCGACGCCGAGCGACCGGCACAAATCCGCCTTCTTCACCTCGTGTTCGGTGAACGAGTTGGTGAGGATGACGTCATCAAAAACACCCGGAAAATACCTCTCGACCCACAACTCGGTGGTCTCCCGGACGACGTCCTGCCTTCCGGTGACGACGTACAACTTGTCTAAATCCGGGGTGTTCTTGAGGATCTGCATCGCCCTCTGCGCCCCTGGGATCGGCTTGAGGTAGAGAAAGTCCTTACTCCGGTAAAACTTGTGGAGGATCTCTTGGGACTGCTCTTCCGTGCACTGAAACACCTCCCGGTAGAGGTACGGGTGTTTCCCGTGGGGCATCTGCACCCCTCTCCATTTCGCCATGGGTCGGAGGAGGGGCACGAGGACTTCGTCGAGGTCGAGGGCGATCTTGCTGATCGACATTTGTGTTTGTCTCAGAACTTATTTTTTAGAATACAACTTACTATAGGTGGTTGGAAACAGTTTCATCTTTTTCGTGTCCTTGCACCCACACGTCTGCTGAATGACGTCCCTGTTCACGGTGAAGGACACGCACTCTCTGTGTTCGCCCTTGATGAGTTCGCAGTACTGGGTGTTTGTGGTGACGACGAATTTGTTCCCTTTCGCCTTGACTAGATTGATGGCTTTGGTTTTGCCTTGTCCCGGGAAAAACTTTTGTATGAATTCCTCGAGTTCCGGTTTCACGTGGTCAAAGGTGGGCGCCTTCTTCTTGGGTTTGGTGTTGATCTCCGGGACCACCACCGGGGTCGGGTAGAGCATCTTGTACAAATCGTGGGTGAGTTTGTACTTTTTACCGACAAAGTCTTTGCAAAACCCGTCCACCCTCTCCCGAATGGTGTCACACTTGCAGAAACACTTTTGAACGATGATGTCCCCGCTCACGAAGAACCAGACGTGATTGGACCCGTGCGCCCTCCGGAGGTTTTCGCAGTACCTGGACGTGGTGCTCACCAAGTACTGTTTCTTGGACTTGTAAATCTTGGTCACCCGGGCGTCCGCCTGTCCCTCCATGTGTTTCCGGATGAACGTCTCGAGCGCCGCGGCGGCGACTTCGTCCCTGTACTCGTCTTTCATCTGCGCCTTGGTGAAGCACCCCTCCTTGATCGCCCTCCCCGGTGGCTCCACTTGGGTGTGTGCGATCTCTCTCGTGCGCACGGTGCCCATGCGTAGGAAATCGACGTTGGGTTCCTGTCCCACCCTTTGGAGCATGCTCAGGGGTCCGTGTCTGTACACGAACACCGGGAGGTACGCGACTTGGTTGATTTTACCGGAGTTCCCACATGCGCCGCATCCTCGACCTTGACACTCCTCGCACTTGGCTTTCTTCTTGGACCACGGCATGCGAAACCCGGACCCTTTGCTCCCCCTCTGGAGGTCTCCGTACACCGCGGCATCGATCACCTCGTTCCAGTCCGTGCCTGGTTTCGCTGTGTACAGGGCGACGAGTATGTGTTCCCGGAGGGCGATCGCGCTCGCTTGGTCGACGACGAACTTGTGCCAGTTGAGGTGGATTCCGGTTTTCACCTTCTCACCGACCGTCTTGGGCGGCGCCACGCACACGAGGCAGTCTTTCCCCCCGTGTCGCTTCACCTTGTCGCAGATCACCTTGACCACGGACTCGATCTCCTCGAGGGTGAGTGCTTCTTTGTCCTTGTAATCGATGTCCACGAAAAAGTTGTACGTCTCCGTCTTCTGTTCCACGATGAAGAGGTCCTCCCCGGAAGCGATCGCGGCGATGTATCGCTCGTTGAAATCATCTAACTTGTCGAACGGTACGGACAGGACCCCGCCGTCCATCATCACGTGCGACAACTTATTTGCATGATTAAATTTATTCTCGACGCACCACCTTCGAAACATGGTTTACCCTAATATCTGAGTTCCCCTTTATACCAGTGCGACGAATCGTAGGACTCCCTCCTCCCCGGGTCCCTCTCTTCGTTTTCCAAATCCTTCTTCAACACTAGGAGTTCGTACACGGTCTTCTCGAGGTGTTCCTTCACGTACGCCTCGCTCTCCTCCTCGTCGTACCCTCTCTTCTCCTGCACCAAGTCCCGGATCTGCCGGAGTATGTATGCCTTGCCCTTGGTCATATTATTACTTGACGGCGAAAGTTTTCCGGTCGCCCTTCCGCGCTTCGAGGGCGTCGTAAAACTGTGGGTTTTTCAAGACGTTGTCGACGATGAGTTCCCACTTCTTCGACCTCGCCTTGAACTCGTCGAGGGTGTCCCAACTCATGAGGTCGTTCTCGTCGAACGTGCGCTTCACCGGTTGTTTGTTGATCTTCCGGATCGCGTACTTCATCTTTTCGTCTTGAAACTTTTTCAGCGTGTCCTCCTGCGCCTGCTTGTCGTAATCCACGAAGAGCACGAACACGGTGTACACGAGCTCGTTTTCCCCTTCCGGAACCGTGAACACGAAGTCGACGTACTCCCCTTCCTTGAGGATGACCACTCCCCTGGTCTCCTCTTCCAATTCCCGGAGGGCGGTCTTGAGGGGTGCGAACACCTCCCTCCTCCTCGACCCCCCGGTCACGAAAATCCAATCTTTGTATCGACGATCCCGAACTGTGAGAAATTTAGGGGGATCCTCGGTGAATGTCACTGGTATGGCGATTGCTTTATATTTTTTCATCACATGGATAACGGCGCTGAGCGCTCCTAACATTTATGGATTTAATTTTCATCGGCGTTTTCCTCGACCGGTTGTTCGTCTTCCTCGGTGACTTCGAGCTTCTTCACCCGCGGCGGTGGCGGCGGTGGCGGTGGTCTCGGCGCGGTGATCTGCATCAACCGCGCGGACACGGACTTGAGTTGGTCCACCTCTTCCTTCGCCTTGTTGAGTTCCCGGAAGATGTAGATGGTGGACACGAGGCACACCACGACGGCGATGGTTGTCAAAATATCACGATCCATTTGAATCATCTGTGTATACCCAAACATGGTGGGTTCTTTTTAAGTCATCAGCCTATGATGGCGCCTAATTGTGTTTTTTTGTTCTTTTGGCAACCCGCCCCCTGTTGTCCAAACTGAATCTCCTGGAGGTGGTCGTGTTTGCACTCCGGGTCCTGGGTCTGCGCGACGGGTTGACTGACGAATTTCTCGATGGTTCTCGACTTCGGGTCGTACGTGAGCACGAAGACGACGGCGATGAGGACGACGACGGTCCAAAACATGTTACTATTCGTGGAGAAATAATTGCTTAGTTGCTGTACAACAGGGCTCCGAGACCGTTCGTGAAGCGGAGGATGTTGTAGTTCACCGCGTAGACGTCGTCGCTCGAGTTGGCGGTCTCGCTCACGAGGCGCGCGCTGTCGAGACGAGACCAGTTGAGGCTACCGGTGGGTTGGTGTCTGGAGGACTCGAGGCAGAACGGGTAGACGAAGAGTTCGTCCTCGTCCGCGGTGTCCATGGACGCGAAGGGGAGGTGGTAGTACGCCGGGATGCGGGTGTAGTGCGGGCGCGCAAACTTGAAATCGGTGACGTCCGTGCCGTTGATTTGGAGCTTGAGCTTGTTCGTGGCGCCCAAGATGCTCACACCGGAGGTGTTCGCGGCGGCGAGGACCTTCACCGGGTGGTTGAAGTTGAGCTCGTGGGTCTTCGAACCGGAGGCGATGCTCTTCTGGACTTGGGTCACGAGCATGTTGATGGGCTTGTTTTGGAGCGCCTGTCTCTCCGCGGTGTCGAGGTAGACGTAGGCGCTGTAGGCTTCCCACTTGGACCCGGCGGCTTGGGCGCCCCAGTTGATGCGCACCTCCACGTCGTGGAAAGAGGCGGCGATGAGGGGAATGGCGGTCTGCCAGGACTCGCAGAAGGAGAAGCGGAGCGGGTAGAAGGTGGAGACGGTGTCGGCGCCGCCGTACACGTTCGCGGAGTAGGACTTGTTGAACGTGGACGCGAGCACCTTCGGGGCGATGTGCTGGGTGAACTTGCTGTCGATTTCATCGATTTTTTGACCCCCGACGTACAACTCGACGTTGTCGATGACGGTGCTCCAGTCCGTGATGGAGACGTTGGCTTGCGGCGTACCGGAACCAACCAACGGAACCAAAAAGGTGTACCCGAGAAGGTCCCCCTTTCTCTCGAACCGGATGGTGCTCATGCCATTGTTGGAGACGTTGCCCTGGATGACCTGGCGCTCGACCGTGGTGGCGAACGGGGTGTGACGCTTGTACGTCGACGAGAAAAAGCTGATCTGGGGTTCACCGGTGAGATGAACATCTTGAATTCCTTGTGCGACCAATTGCGCGATCCCTCCACTAGACATGGTATTTTATATCATATGTTAAGATTTTGTTTTTAAGCCAGAAGTTGAACCCGGAGGAGCGCGGCGTTGTGCGTCAGGTTGTGCCTGGTCGTGAGCGAGCCGTCGGCGAGGATGTACCTGGTCTGGTACGCCGGCTCCACCTCGTCTGTGTCCACGTACTGGTACTGCCCGTGCGCGTCGAGCACTGGCACGTCCTCTTCCCGGGTGTGTTCGTGGTAGTTCGGGAGCGCCACCGGAGACGTCGCGAGGATCCTGTAGTACCTCTCCCGAGAGCGCTCCTCGTACCTGGGCTTCGGCACCGGTGATTCGTCGTAGACGTACCGGAAGTAACCGTAGGCGTACGTGCTCTTCTCCGACGCGCTCAGGTCGTTGTACACCTCCTGGGTCACCGTGATCTCTTGGGTGTACACGTACTGCCCGGTGGCGTCGTCGAGTTCGTAGTTCACCCGCTCGTCCTCCGGAAGCGCCGTGTACGTCCCCGCGTCCACGGTGATGGATTGCGTTTTGAACCACTTCGCCAAATCGTGGGGTTCCCCGACGGCGACCTGTTGCTGGGTCGTTCGGAGGTAGTACACCTCGCCCACGGCGAGCCTGTCCTCGGACGCCAAGTTGCTGTACTCCCCAAAGTGCACCTCCGCGAGGGCGTGGTAGGCGGTGACGTTCGCCCTCTCCGTGAGCACCTTTTGCACGTGGACGTTTTCCGGGGTGAAATCGCAAAATTCGAGGACCCTGCCCACGGTGTGCGCGCGGAGGAGGTCGTCATCCTGCACCGTGGCGTATCCGGGAACGTTCGAGGTGACGACGAGGTCGCCGACCCGGATCTCGGAGACCCCTTCGTCCGTGACCCACACCCGGGTCTCCCCGGTGGTCGTCACCAGAGTCTCCCCGGTCTTCTCTTCGGGCTGCGTCTTCTCCACGACACCCAGGAACCCCACGTCCCGAGCGACGTTGCTGAGTTCACCGGTGACCGTGACGAGCAACCCGGATTTCTCGTCCACCTCGTCGTACGGGATGGCGAGCCTGCGCCCCTTGGTGCGGACCCGGTTCTCGAGCGTCGCCACCTTCACCCGCTCGGCGTTGAGCTTGGCGTTCAACTCCTGGGTAGACTTGACGAGGTACGGAATGAGACCGATGTAGTTGAGCCTCGTGGGTTCTCCACCCCAGGCGGAGTAGTCCGGGTCGTCTTGAATGTCCTCCGGTTGCACCGGTTTCCTCTCCGGTGGGTTCGCGTCCGCCGAGAGGGCGAGGAGGTGCTTCAACTCCGGGGCGTCGTAGTAGACGTCTTGGGCGATGAGACCGGATTCCCGGACCCCACCCTTGTCGTAGACCTGCGGTTTGAGTTTGAGGAGGGTCGTCGTCGCGTCCTCCACGTACTCCTCGTTCTCTTTGAGCCGGTCGTCGCTGTGCTGCACGAGGGCGCCACCGAGGTGGATGTCCCCACCCCGGAAGAGGGGGGGAACGCCCTCCGTGGTCTCCACGGTCGGGGGCGTGGGCCACACCGGGTTGGAGGGGTCCTCCGTGTTCGCCGGTAGGTCCCGGAGGGCTTGCCTGTAGGTTTCAAACGCCACCCGGGAATCACCCTTCAGGGGGACATCCACGGAGAGCGCCCCGTCGGTCTCCCGGAGTCTTCTGTTCCTCTCCTCCCGGAGTTCCTTCCACGGTTGGGCGTCGAGGAGTTCCTGCAACTTTGCCTCGAACTCCTCCTTTGGGGGTTTTTCGTAGCCTTCTGGAACTTCGATAGATTCCCACGTATCTCCAAATCTATACCACACCGGTTTGGGGTTCCAAGACTTTATAATGTCGTCCCTTAAACTAGTACGTATCATTTCGTCCCTTAAACTAGTACGTAGCATTTACATTAAGTCGACAAATAAAATCCAGTGAATTTGCCCCATCCTTCATTTATAGTATTTGAATGATTATAAATACCAAACCAATCTCCTACATTTAAGTAGACTATCGTACTCCCAGAAACTCTAAGATGTACAGACACACCCGCTGATTGATAATCATACACATAAGCGCTACTATTATTCGGGTAGAGGGATCCATTTTTACGCCATGAAAACCAAGTTCCACGCCCATTTGTATATGTACCCATTACAGTTAAATCAAACTTATAATATCCAGCAAGAGGTGCGTAGAATCTCGTGTAGTCACTGTAACTCCAACCCCCACCCTTGCTCACGGTTTGCAGGTTGAAGTTCATGTATGTTGCGTTAGCTGTGTTATTCTGAGTCGATACTTCAAAAAAGACCGGGCAACCATACAAGATGTCTCCTCGCACATCCAAAACAGCCCTCGGCTCCGTCGTCCCGATACCGAGACGCCCGGACTTGAGGGTCATCCCCAAGTTGCCATGCCCGAAATACTCTTTCTGGTACGCGTACAACTGCCATACTTCGTCACCGGTGAGGGTTCGGTTGAAGAAGCGGAAGTTCGCGATGGAACCGTTGAAATAGCCTCCGTAAAAATTAGGTGCGTTGCCGATTGTCAATGTAGTTGCACTGAGTGTGAGTGAATTTGTTAAAGTTCCATATGCACTTTTGAATGTAGGTTGTACCCCATTCACGTATAAACGTCTTGACCCGCCTCCGTGATATGTTAATCCGATGTGATACCACTGCCCAATCTGTAAATTCGTGTTGTACCTTGCGTCGTTATCATAGAAATAATAGGATAATGTTCCGTCTGGGTCTATATACAAACCGATGGTTTTGTTTGCTGCTCTTAGTGAACCAGATATCTCGAATACGGTAAGACCAGTGGCATTTATTTTTATCCATAGGGAAACGCTATGAATGTAATCACCGGACACACCTGATACACTACCCTGCATGTAATCATTCACCCCATCAAACGTGAACGCCTTGTATTCCGTATCGAAGCCAACTCCACCGCTGGGTGTCCCTGTCACCCCATTCCCAGACTTGTCCGTGACGGTCGCGGGCATGGATGTGTAATCCTGACCGTCGTAGTACACCTCCAGCCAATCCGTGTTGGGCACGTTCGGCACGGACCGCGCGATGACGTCCGTCCCGTCGGCTTCCGGGTCGTATTCGGGGATGCCGAAGAAATCGAGAACTCGTATGGTTACACCATAAGTAGCTTGTTGATTTCTCTTTGTCGCTACGAGTGCAAAAAACTTATAGTAGTCTGATGAGTTTACATGTACAGTCACACCGGCAGCAGTTCCCTGGCGTGCAGCTATTCCAGTGAATTTACCTAAGCGTGTCCACGTATCCCCAGATTGTTTTTTTGCATAGATGACAAAATCGTCAACTGTGTTTGTAGTTGCAGAGTAATCTTGTGCGACTATTCGTACATCGTACAGTTTAATGGGTGATGGAACTTCTAAACCAATCCATTCACCCAATTCTGTTTCTGACGCCAATTGTGTAGTACCACTGTAAGCACCATTTGTTCCATTATAATATGTACCAGTGGCATGATAAGAATACCACCCCGCGACGTCAGTTGGATCATTATCAAACGCTTTCCAGGCTGGATTGGAAGAATCCTGATGCGAATATGTAATTTTATATCCATTTTCGTATGCATTGCTTGCCGCACTTGTCAAAGCCACCCGGGGATACTTGATCAATTTCTTGGACCGGACGAACTCCGTGACGACGTTGGAGGACGACTTGATTTGCGCGACGTTGCTCACTTGGGTCAACTCGAGACCGCCTCCGGAGACGGCGACGTTCGACGACACGGTG